TCCCTGTTGACGCAACCAATGCCTGCTACGGTATCTGACAAAGTCATAGAAGCAGGAGAAGTAGCACCGTCGTACACAATGATGCTATGCTTACCAAAAATAATCAACAGTCCGTTGTGTGCTGCTAAAGCTACAATCTCGTCGTAACCGTCAGGCCACACCTTAGACACATCAATGTTTCCGCTAGATCCACCTGACCATGCAACACCGTCTAACAGATCAGACCAATAGATAGTAGACTTGTTAGTACTAAAGTCCGCAGTCCATAAACGTCCATACGCCGCTAACACCTCATGACCGTACATAGTACTAGCAACGCCAGTAGCATGAGTGTGTGTTGACATCTTCTCTACAACACCAGCATGGTTAGAGTAAACCAAAGGCTCGTAACCACGTTGGAAGAAAAACAAGTGGTCGTTAAAGTTTACAATCTTCCAGTCGTTAGCGCTGATTGTATAACTACCGGGAGTCTCATCTGCCAGTGTAGTTGTGCCACTCATAATCTTGTTGTTACCAACAGAGAATATCTTGGTGTTTCCTGCGTTGTCCTTGTACTCTTTGATAGACCGTAACGAGTCAGTGCCCAGTACAGTCTTGTTTGTTGTTACAACAGTGTGGCCTTTACGTGCAGCAATACGACCACGTTTGTCAATCACGGCGTTGTCTGCAATCTCTGCAAACGACGGGTCTTGAGCCAGCGGCGAGTCTTCGGTGTTAACACCTTTGAATGCCGGAGCTACAAGATTGATACTCTTAAGTTCTTGAGCCATATCAGATAGTCCTAAATACCATCTCTTCAGGGTGCTTTGCTGCGTCAATAGCAATAGCGTCAGACAAGTACTGGTTAGCAATAGTAAAGTACTCAGCAGTAGACGTACCGCCTGTCTCACCACGTTCACGTGCCAACAATGCTACAGCAAGGTGTATCACTGGCATAGCAGGAATAAGCAACTCATCAGTGTTAGCACTCAAATCTGCTTGTCGCTTAACAATGTCTACACGAATACTGTACACGCCGTCCGGTGTTGGGCCTACAAGGATCTGTGTGTCACCACTAGAGTCTAGACCGTTATAGGTAAAGTACCGTGGTGTGCCTTCTGCTGCGCTGCTAATGTACAACTGCTCGTTAAACCAGTCTTTAGTTTGATACTCCATAAAACAGTTTTCAGTATCGTTGAGCATTGACATAACTTTAATATTGTCACCACCACCTGTCAGCGAGTATGTATTGTCTGACGCAGTAGTAGATATTGTTATAGTCTCACGCAACGCAGACCAATCAGCTGCCTGACCTACCAGTGTCTTAGCATCATTAATAAAGTCACCTACCATTTTAACGTAGGTTGTACTGGTAACAGACGATGTTTCCTCTTCACGAAGTCTGCGTAGTACACTGTTCATAAGGTTAAGATATGTCATACCAGCATTCCTGTTTGTCTGCCAATAAATTTATTAAGTTCGCTCAAAGCGTCTGTTTGTTTTTGTGGAGCAAGTGCTATAGGTGTTAAAGGTTGGAATGGGCTAAGACCTTTAAGGAACGGATCAAACTCTACAGGCTGTCGTGGCATTGCTGCTGCAATCTCTTGCGCTGTTGGTTGTGCCGATGCAAGACCTAACAAACCTACGCCTAATGCTTGACCAAGGCCTGTAATACCTTCACCAAGACCTGTTACTTGTTCTTCTAAACCAGATACTTGTTGTTGTACTACATCAAACTGCTCACCAAACTGAGACTGTAGACCACCTTCAACTTCTGCAAGTTGTTGTAGCACACCAGATTCTACGCCTGTGATTTGTGACAACAAATTAGCTTCAGTATCTGATAAACTTGTAGCAAATCCTTGCTCTGCTTCTTCAAGACGTTCTGTTAGTGACTGCTCAGTTTGCTGTGTTGTTTCTTCAATAAGCTCTCGTAATGCTGCATCTTGAGTTAACATGCCTTCACTAAGAGCGTTTAAGTTAACACCAACACGTAGACTTAATTCATCAATACTGAGACCTAGCTCTTCATAACGCTGTCTACTTGCTTCATCTAGTTCCTCAATGCGACCACCAGCACGTATAACATCCTCAGCAACACGCGCTACATCTGAAGTAAGCGTGCCTAGTTGACCGCCAAGAGCAGCACGTTCTTCAGCAGCAATGTCAAGTTGTTCGCCTGTCTGTTGCTCATAGGCGTCAATTCGATCAGTTAGACGTTCATTAATGCCTTCTATTTGAGCAGCAGTTTCACCTCTAACGCCTGTAATCTGCTCTGTAAGTTGATCACTAAGCCCTTGATTACGTGCAATAGCAGCAGCTTCAGAAGCAGACAACGTTGCTAAAAACTCTGATCTAAGTCCTGTAAGTTCTTCTAACTGTTGTGCAGTATTAGCATCAATACGTTCTTCAAGACCTGTTATCTGTTGTCCTAAACGAGATTCTACATCAGTTATATCTACACCTAATGTGTTTAACTGCTGTTGTAAACCTCCAGTTTGAGCAGATATTTCTCTAAGAAGTTCTGCATCACCGCCTGTTATTTCAGCTAACAATCGCGCTTCGGCTTCAGTAAGTTGCCTAGCTTGTCCTTGTGCTTGGGCTTCTAATGCGTCTTGCAGACTTGCTTCTACGTCACGTACTTCACCACGAACACCTGCAATAGATGTTTCTAGTTGTGTTTGTACTTGACCTAAATCAGTACCTAACTCGTTAAGTCTTGTATTTAGACCACCTTCAACTGTAGATAGTTGTTGCAAAACACCTGCTTCAACACCTGTTATTTCTGATAACAACCGTGCTTCTGCTTCTGTTAACTCTCTTGTTTGTCCCTGCTGTGCTGCTTCAATAGCGTCTTTAAGACTGCTTTCTACTCCTGCAATTTCTTCTCGTACAACACCAAACTCTTCCTCAGCGTATTCTTGTAAAGCATCGGTAGCTTCTTCTGCACTTAAAAGACCTTGCTCAAGACGATCAAAATCAACACCAAATTCTTCAGCTAAACTATCTACTGTTATATCAAGTTCATCAAAACGTTCTTGTGAAGCAGCATCTAAGTTTTCAACTAAACCGCCTACTTCAATTAAATCTTGAGCTAACTCGTATCGTTCTTGTTGAGCCTCTGTTAAACCAGCCTGTAATTCTTCACGAACAACGCCCAACTCTTGCTCAGTATATTCACGTAATGCGTCAGTAGCTTGTGCTTGTGATATTTGACCATCACGTAGTTCTTGAATATCAACATTAGTACCAGCAAAAAGTTCTTCTACAGTTTGATTTGTAGCTTCAAATCTGTCGCGCATTTCTTCGCTAAGGTTTTCAATGTTACCATTAGCTGCAATCCAAGCTTCCATTAACTCTTGGCGTTCTTGTTGAGCCTCTGTTAAACCAGCTGCAAGCTCTTCTCGTACAGCGCCAAACTCTTGTTGAGTATACTCACGTAGCGCATTAGTAGCTTCTTCTTGACTAAGCTGTCCTGAACGTAACTCATCAATGTCAACACCAGTACCTTCAAACATCTCTTGCATTGTTTGATTTGATTGTGCAAGTAAGTCACGCATCTCTTGACTAAGCTCTGTAGTCTGACCACGTGCTTCAACAATAGCTTCCATAAGACGCTGACGATCTTGTTCTGCTTGAGTAAACCCTGCTTCTTGACTGGCTCTTATGTCTTCACGTTCTGTCGCAGCTTGTTGCAGTCCTTCTTCTAGACCACTAACGTTCTCTGCAAGATCGCTTACAACTTCATTAACACCACCAAGGTCTTCAATAATCTGTTGTTGATTAGAATCTAACTCTTCTATTTGACCACCTTGACGAACAAACTCTTGCAGTGTTTCTTGTTGTTGTTCTGTTAAAGTACCTATTGCAGTTTGTATACCTGCTGTTTCTAAGTCTTGGTCTTCAAGAGATTCTAGTACAGGCTGTATGTATTCATCTAACAATTCACGTACAACGCTGTCTTCAAAACCTGTAGCTTCTTGTGTTGTATCAGCAAGTATGTCTTCTTCTGGTGGTACTTCTGCTTCTTCAACTTCAGGAGTAACGCCTTCAGGAACATTTATTGTTACCTGCGGTGCGCTGCTTCCGGGATAAGGCTGTGTCTCAGTAGTCATTCCCTCAAGAATATTAACCACACCTTGTGCCGCGCCACTTGCCTCAAAAGCATCGGCTATCGTGTCAAGAAATTCAGGAAGACTGCGAGTAATTTCAGCTACTACAGGGTTTCCTGCTTCTGCTGCTTGAGTAAGAAAATCACCAATAGCAACTACACTACCATCGGCTAACTCAACCGAAATACCGTTATAAGGAAGCTCAGTACCATCTGCTAATTGAACAGTATCTTGCGTAAGATTATTTAATGATTCTTCAAGTTGATCAAAGACGCCTGCTTCAGTTAATTGATTAATAACTTCAGTAGTTAAGCCAGCAGAAATTGCAGAGTCTAAAGCGTCACCAAAGTCTACTTCACCTGTGGCTGCATACTGTGTTGCTGCATTTAAAATTCCAGCAGATGTACCAGAAGCAAGTGTTGCACTCATTCCTGTACTAACAAGAGCATCAGTTAAAGCACCACCAGCAAAGTAATTCATTGCCGTTAAGATACCAGCTTTAACGTAATCACCTACACCAGCATGGTCATCAACCTTAACAGTTTTTACATAAGCAGAACCGTTCCACTCATACTTGTCACCGTCTTGGTTATAAATTGTTGAACCTACACCGTACTTCTCTAACAGTGCTTGGTTGGCTTCAGAGTTAACCCAACGGTCATACGCAGACGACTGCTCTAACAAACGACGTTGTTCAAGCTCAGGCATGTCAGACGCAGCATCGTCACCGTACTGAGTAAGGTCTTCACCTTCAAGAAGCATTAGTTCATCTTCAGTCAATGACCCTGAATATTCGTTCCAATTACCTACGTCATAATCACCTGACTGAATTAACTGTTCACGCTCAGTCATGTAAGCTAGGTAGTTGTTAAACGTACCAAACGCTTCACGCAACATACCAGAGCCTTCGTCACTAAAATACTCTTGCAGTTCAGCTTGGGTTAGTTCTGTAGAGTCTCCTCTATTATACAAAGCAGCTGGGTTAGCATCACCAGTTTCATCACCTCTAAAGAATGTAAAGGTAGTTACACCTTCTGGTTCTGGTGCAGGTTCAGCATCTTTTGTATCTGGTAAAGGCTTAGGTGGAGCAAGCTCTATTTCTGGTTCAGGTGCTGGTGCAGGCGCTGGTGGTTCAGCGTTAGGGTCAAACGGTCCAGTTTCACCGGGCTGAGTCTTTGTAGGATCACTGCTAGGCGTACCTACAGGTGCAGTTTGTTGAGGAGCAGGAGCAGGTGTTGGTACTGGAGCATTCGGATCAAACGGCCCAGACTCTCCCGGCATTTGCTTAGGTGGCGAACTAGGCGTACCTACAGGACCAGTCGGAGCGGGTGCTGGTTGTTTAGTAGGAGCAGGCTTAGTAAGCATACCCGCAGGCGCAACTGGGGCAGACGTAATGCTAACTCCCGGTTGAGGATTCTGCGCTAAAAACCTAGAAGCTTCATAGATACTAGGAAACTGTTGTGTGCCTACGTAATATGCCATAGTTTACTTCTTCCAGTTAGCCAAACCACGTAACCCAAACGACGCTGCCACAGCAGCACCTAAAAATCCTTTGTACCACTCAGGCATTCCGTTTAGTGCTTCAAAGCCTGCCATAACTACAGGAACCATAGAGGGAAAAAACGCAAGTACACAAGGGACTGAAAACAAGATGGTAAACCATTCGTCTTTCCACGAGTTAGCCGCGTTGTTTGCATGTATGTTTTCCCAGTTTGCGTCTTGCTGTATGGCTACCATTTTACGCTCATGTACAGCTTTCTTTTCTTCTGCCTTGCGCTGCAAGTGTCCGCCCACAAGGTTAACAATAGGACCAATTAGTGCTTGCATCATCTGAAGTACTCCGCAACAACAATACTAGCTATAATAAAAGGGTAGATAGACAGAACCATACGCTCTAGCTTGTCAAACCTTTTACCGCCTTCGTCTAACTGCATTTGAATCATTTCG